AAAAATGTTGGTTGATAGTCAGTAAAAAGATTTTCGCCAGTCCATACATTATTGTTTCCTTGTATATTTACTGGAACACCGCCATCATATATAAAACCAGTTGTATTTAAATCGCCTTTAACCTCTACATCAGCGTTGATAGTCAATTGGTTTCTTAAAAACCAATCTTCGTTTAGTTCAGTAAGACCTTGCAAAGACATTATATATAATATTAAGATATATTATATTTAATAAAACAATTCGAAAAATATTGGAGGGTTGGGATACATGTTTTATTTGCAAAATCTAAAATACAACATCTTTATTATTTTTATTATTGTTTCTAAAATTAATAAAATACTATCCCAACTATCCCAGAAATAAAGTTAATCCGTATCCACCAGCAGAACCACCAGCACCATTAGCACATGAAGCACCCCTCGCACCCCAACCAAAAGTATCAATTCCGTAATATTGAGGAATACTTCCGCTACATTGTGACCCACCCCTTCCATTTGAAGATGCAAATGGAGCGATTACATTAGGAAAAATGTTAGAATATGTCCCACCAGCAGAGTTGCCTGGCTGTCCGCATGTTCCGCCAAATCCTCCTCCACCATTCGATTTTAATAAATTGTATTGTGCTGGATTAAGACCATTTGCAACATTAGGAGTAATATATAAATAAGATGGATTACCTCCACCAGAAGCACTACCAGTTCCACAACCACTTCCAGCACCACCACCACCACCAGTAGTAATCGAATAACCCAATCCACATGAACTTCCAACCAAAGCATCAATCGTGTTGGTTAAAACAATTATAGATGATTGACTACCAGAACCACCAGATACACCAGCACTCGAACAAACACAAGTTCCAACAGAAGAAGTAGAACCTCCACCTCCACCGATTAATTGCACTTCAACCGCCAAAGCAGTAGCACCCCAGTCAGCATTCGCTAAACTCGTTTGCGATTTTGTAGTTAATGTATCACCAGCAGCCACATTTGCAATTTGCGTATCAGTATAATTTTTAGATGCAATCATCGTATCAGTTGTGGGGTCTATTACCAGCGGAAGCACATTAAAAGTATTTGAATTACTCCATGTATTATTTGAAGTTAAAATAAGTTTATTTTTTGCATTCCAACTATCTTGAATATATGTTCCAGCAACAGCATCAGTCGAATTGGTTGGTGCAATATAAGTATTTAAACTTAATGGAAGGTTAAAAGTATTTGTCCCAGTCCATACAGCACCAGTTTTAACTACTCCACTATCAGTAATGAATGTGTCTAAAAATGTTTTATTTACTCCGTCTTGCAATCCTACACTATCGATGGGACATGATGGACGCTTTACAGAATACTCGTTTGTTCCAGTCCAATTATTATCTTGATTTTGTCCTTGTGATGAAGTGCCGTTGATTGCACCTTGTATGTCTAAATCGCCGTTAATGTATGTATCACCAATTAGAACATTTAAATCTTTTCCAAATATAGTCGGTTGTCGCCGTTGTTGAATATGTTTCAAAGACATTTTATATATTACATTAATATTTTTATTATTATTAAAATACTTTAAGTAAAGATATTAAAAAGAAAGTATCTATACATAGTAAAGATGGAAACCACTATCGAAGACAAAGCAAAACTCTACTATGAGAAACACTTAAAGCGTGTGAGCGATTACCAGAAGGCGAACCCTATAAAGTGCAGAGAAAAGTGTAAGCGTTATAATGACCGACTAAAAGAAGAAGACCCAGAGAAGTATGAAGCCATGTTGGAACGAAAACGCACATATTATCGAGATGTTCGAAAACCGAAATTAGATGCAGAAAAATCCAAAAATGATAATAAGTAATCTAAATATAAATAGATTATTAGAAAGAGTTAGATTTCTTATATATAAGTTAGATTTCTTATATATAAAAATAGATTATATAAGTAATAATTAATTAATTATTACTATTGAATATCTAATAAAATCTAAAATATTTTAGATTTCATTATATTTATTGATTTTTTTATTGTATTATTAGATTTATTTATTGTATTTTTAGATTATTCTTCTTCAACTTCTTCATTTTGCACTTCCAACCAACCAGAATAACATGCATTACAGAATAGTCCATCATCGGTGTTTTCGAAGTATCCATGATATTCTAAACCTTTTGCACTACAATCATCACATTTATAAACGAGTTCTCCCAGCATTTCTGCATAGCAATATTCACATACTCCATCATAGCATTCTTCCGCACCATGCATTCCACACTCATTACAGAATGATTTTTCTTCATCTTCAATCAGTTTATCTTCTATGAGTTGTGCTACTGGGTGAGTTCCTAAATAGGAATAAATCATGTTGCTAATCTGGGGTAGATGGTATTGGGTAGTCAGTTTTTCGAGTATTTCAGTCATTCTCCTTACTATATAGTATGACGACCTTTTTAAGTCCTTTACAAAATGTATTTATTAACTCTCAATAATTCCAATCGTTTTTAAATCTCGTATAATGCTTTGTTCGCTGGAAGGAATATTAGAAATATTCAACCAATTTATAAATCTTTCGAAACACCCCATTTATATACCGACTGGTTTTATTTTTGGGTTCTTAATCTGGTATTCTATTTTCTCGATTAATTCTTTTAGTTTTTGTGCGTTGTATTTTAAATTACTTATTTTCTGTGCTTTTTGTTGTTTCAACTTAATAAGTTTATCGTCTTGCATGGGGTCTGGTTTCTGGTTTGGTTGTTTGTTAAATAATTCATTTTCGGCGTAATGCAAATCTCGAATAAGATTGTCTAAATAACTTTCGTTAATTTGGTTCATATAATAAGTAATTAGATTTTTATTTATTATATTAGATTTAATTTAACATGTTGCTTCAATTACAACTGGTTTTTCTAATTGTAATACTTTCTCGACTTCGTAAGTATCACGATGCAAAAAGGTAAGGTCTGCAACTGGAATATAAACATATTCCTTCTCATCACTTTCTATTTTTGCACGACTAAACATTTTCTTTTCATATTTGCTAAACTTTTCTTCATCGTATTCGATGTAATATATTTCGCTTTTGTTGTTCTGCATGTCGAATACAAAATTAAAAACAAATATGTTGGTCTTTGTTGTGTCGCTAATTTTATTCATGGTTAATAATGTTGTTGAATAACTATTGCATCGTAAGTTTTTACGACTTTTTATTTCCATGTTTATTTCATTATTAATTGCATCATATTTAGCATATCTACTTTGTTGTCTTAAACCTTTCCACTTTCTTTCTAAAACTGGAAATATTTTTCTTTGTTGTGCTTCTCCCCAAAGGTAGTCGTTTTCGTAATTCACCATTTATAGTATATGTTTAGATTATTTTTTAAGTAAAAATAACTATTAAATACTTATTATTCCTAAATAAATCGAAAAATCTAAAAATATAATCTCATGTTAAAATATATTAATGGTGCATACTGACGCTATGGCTAAACAATCAATTCCACTCGACGAAGATACGATTATTGAGAGAATTGGAACAAACATTACTGATGGTGATATAAGACGATACTTTGGTGATTGTGTGGAAAGTAAAATACTTAAATATAGTGATTTAGCAGATTACAATACGATTGATGAATTACTCCCTAAACCCAGAGATTTTAGAATAATTCTAATTGAAGATAGTATTAATAAAGGTCACTGGTGTTGCATTTTGAAGTATGATAAGACGATAGAATGGTTTAACCCTTACGGAATAAGACCAGACGCACAGAAGAACCTTTTAGGTAAAATGACTAATATAATGTTAGGGCAGGAAAGAGATTACATGACGGAATTAATGCAAAAGTCGAAAGGATATAAACTCATTTACAATAAGAAGAAATTGCAAAAACTTAAAGAAGGAATTAATACATGTGGTCGATGGATTATTCTTCGAATAATTTGCATGAAGGATATGATGATGGATTTGAAGGATTTTATTAAAATGGTAAGCGATACAAAAGAAAAATCTGGTCTTCCTAATGATGCTCTGGTTGCTATATGGATTGGATAGTTGGGATAGTTATAATAATTTTATTTTATCTTTTATAAAATTATTAATATTTTGGGTTTTGGAAAATGAATGAAGTAACAAAGTGTCCCAACCCTCCATTTTAATCATTTTTAATATAATTTGTCTGGGCGGTTGATGTTGATGTTCCCATGTCTGCTACATCTTCTTTCATTTGTTTCATTATATCTGCATATTTATCAGTTAAATAAAGTTTTCGCAACATGCTTGAACCGATTTTAGAACCAAATATTTTGTAAAGCATTCTGGTAAGTGCATTATTCGAAGTTAATGTGTCGCCGTTGTAATCAACTAAAAGAGGAACTAATGCATCTTTCTCTCTCAACTTACTTTTAAGAGGGTGGAACTTTAAATAGATGTCGATTATTTCACGGAGTAGAGGATTTATCGAACATGTCTGGGTTTTGTATGTTCCTTGTGTTTTATAGTTATTAAACAAAAACTCACTCTTAAATAGGTCTAAAAAGTTCTTATCAGTTCCGTATTCAGTTTTATACTTCTTGGTAATAAATGCTTCTTGGTAATCTTTGTTTCTTCGTGGCTTCTGCAAAACAAATAAAGAGAGAACTACTAAATGCAAAAGTTTTTCATACTCTTCTGGTGATAGTTTCTTGTTGTCTTTTATTTCTGCTAAAACTTTTAGTTGTTCTTCGAACCTCGCTTTTACTGCATCTTGACCTATCCATTCTTTCTCTTCCTTTTCTGTCTTTTCGGTGTTGTCTTTTAATGATTTATTCATGTTGTCTAAAATCGAATAATAAGTATCATACAATTTGCTAAACTTTTTCTGTTGTTTTTCTTTTAGAGATTTCAAAAGGGAAACAATAGATATAATATAACTTCGTTGAGTATTCGGTTTATACTTTTGCAATCTCTCTTTAATCGCTTCCACATCATTCAAAAACTTTAAGTTCTTAATCGGTTGTCCTCCATTTAATCTAACGAGGTTCGCTAAATATAATTTTCTTGAACTATCAGTTATATTTTTGGCGGTAAAAATCTCGGTCAAATCCTCCATTATATATTATTGGTTAGATAAAAATATATAATTAATTTGTATTTTCAATATCGATATTCAACATGGTAGAAGAAGAAATCCCAACTGGACTACTTTGCAAAGAACTTAAAGCAGATTGTAATGGTAAAGGACAAAGTTTATCCTCTAATTTCTTTGCTAATGCATCACTACTTTCCATCAATTTACAATAAGTATTATAACATTTATCTAAATATTCTTTTGCTGGTATGGGTCTGTGAGGTTTCGACAAAGAAAGAGTTTTGTAAATATCTACTCCCAACAAATAATAATCTCGTTGAGAGATTAATTCGTTCTCCATGCTTTTCTGTATGGTGAGGTATAGTTCGATAGAACCAATTATAGAACATATTAGGGCTAATAAACATGTTAAAACGCTGATAATTCCTTGTTTTAAATATGGTTGCAGACCAACAGACACGATACTATTAATTCCACTCAACACGATTACTGGTAATCTATAATATTTTAAGTTTTCTTTTAGTGCAAAATAGCGTGTCTTGTGTTCCTTGTTTAAGATGACGCAATTTATTCTAATGTTTTCTAAAACGCCCTCGATGTCTTGCGTCCAATCTGTTTCCATGATATAATATCATTTTATTATTTTTTAACATAGCAACAGAAAAGACATGCATATTTCTCATACCATTTTCTCGCTGGTTTTTTCTCTCCCAGTATTTCTTCTAATACTGATATTTGTTGTCCTTCGCTACTCAACATGTAATATGCAAATATTTTATTATAATGTAGGGTCTGTCGTCCAATAAGGCAACCAAATATCCGTTCCGTTAAGTTGTAGTTTTAAAAAGGTAGATGTATTTACACCATTAGAAGTCGTTTGAATAAGAGCAGTATGATTAGGCGTAGCAGTTGCCGTATTCGTATTTTGTAGATTGATTACATCACTATTAAATTGTAGCGGTTGTAAAGGAGTAGGAACATTTAAAGTTAAAGAACCTTGTTGGTTCGTAATATTAAAGGGTTGTTGTCCTATTTGGTCGCTATATTCAATAACTCCTCCACTCGCACTATCATTATTAATAGTTAAACTTCTTCCATTAGCGTTGTCTTGTGATAGAAAATAAATACCTTGACTTGATGTATCATTAACGATACTTGTTTGATTATAAATACCGCCACCTTGATTTTTAAATAAATCTATTCTGTTTTGATTACCACCACCAGCGTCATTATTTATAGTAATGGATTTAATATTTTGACTATCGTTTATATATAATTGATTTGTTGTTAATTGAGTTTGTTGATTTGTTGTTCCATTTACAATAGACATGGTTGTATTTGATAAGGAAGAAGCGTAAAGATTTACACTATCATTAAATCCTACAAAAGTCGCACCCAGAGTTCCTTGTTGAGTTGATATATCACCAACTTTATAAGTATTGGTTATAGAAGGCATCGTAGCATTACCATTTGTTATTACTGCTCCACTCGAAGATTTAGGGTTTAGAATAATAGCACCATTCCCAGTTGAAGTCGTCCCATCAATAGTTAAATCCAAAACAGAAGTTTTTAGTGCATTTCCGTTTAAATCCAAAGGTCTAAATGAATTGTTTTCATTATCAGCACCATTCAATCTAAAAACGAGGTTATTAACTCCGTTTATTAAACTATAAAAATCTAATGCTCCGTCGTGATTTAAAGGGGCGGTTGTAGTAGTAATCGTTGCTTCAATTCTACCGAATGACCTTTTTATACCAGCACTATCTTTTGCGTTAAATTGAATGCATGATACAACATCATTTACCGCACCATTTCGCCCAGATTTATACATTTCCAAAGA